GTCAGAAGACCCACAGGTTATTGCTCAGCTGCAAAGCCAGTATGGTCTATCCACTGGAACCATTGCGATGCACTTGCTTGACCCAAATCTTGCTTCCAATGTTATCCAGCAGGAAGTTACCGCAGCTCAAATTGGAGCTGAAGCGGCTCGTCAAAATGTTAATATTGCCTATGGTGGCACTGGCCCAATGAGTGCCATGTCGCTTGCTGCACAGGGTATTACCCAATCACAAGCAGCCCAAGGCTTCCAGAATATAGCTACGCAGATTAATCCATTGCAATCACTTGCTGGGCGTTATGCAGGCTATACCTCACCTGAGACAGTGGGAGCAGCTCTAGGAGCTGCAACCTTTGGTACTCAAGGTGCAGCACAGGCTCAACAAGAGCTTGAGCGTCTCAAGACCCAAGAAGTCTCCGCCTTTAGCGGATCTGCTGGTGCTTCCACCGGAAGCCTCGGCATGAGGGATACAAGCGGACAGCTCTAAATAGAATCCGTCACCACTGACCAGCATGGATGACGCGTATTAAGACTGGTAGTAGGAGCCAAGATACATTCCCCTGTGTAACTTGCGGCCTGCGTCTCAATCAACAAGAAAGGGAGTGCCGATATGGCAAACCAATACGAAGATGACGAAGACGACTTCACTGGCGAAGAAGTCCAACAGGATGCACCAGCCAATCTCCGCAAGGCTTTGAAAAAGGCTGAGCGTGAGAAGAAGGAACTTGCTGAACAGCTAGCACAAATTCAGTCAGACCTTCGGAATCGTTCCGTCAAAGAAGTGTTGGCAACAAAAGGTGTACCTGACAAGGTGGCAAAGTTTATTCCTGCCGATGTCTCCACACCAGAGCAAGTAGATGCTTGGCTTAATGAGAATGCTGATGTATTCGGATTTGCAAAGCCAGCAGATGCTCCTGCCAGCGAAGAAGAACAAGAGAATATCCGTTCGTATGACCGAATCAATGCAGCAACGCAGAACGTTGCTACACCTACCCGTGATGCTGACCTTATGGGCAAAATCGCAGGTGCTAAAAACATTGATGAGCTAAATGCGCTAATGGGTCAATCGATTCAACGCCGCCGGTAGCCCACAACCCAACCAATCGCACTAACCTTATAGAAAGAAGGTGACAACATGGCAAACGCTTATACAGATACATCGTCTGGCTCGCTCGGTACCTCACTCGTACAGACAGCCTATGACCGTTATGTTGAGTTTGCTCTCCGTGCTGTTCCTCTTATCCGCGATGTCGCAGACAAGAAGCCAGTACAACAGGCTATGCCTGGTTCTTCAGTAGTCTTCCAGATCTACACAGATTTGTCACAGAAGACTTCACCACTTTCAGAAGACGTTGATCCAGATGCTGTTGCCCTTGGTAACACCACTCCTATCACCGTTACTCTGAATGAATACGGTAACGCTTCACTTGCTACCCGCAAGTTGGAGTTGTTCTCACTCTCAGATGTTGATCCAGCAATTGCTGACATCATCGCCTTCAACATGGCCGACTCGCTCGACACTGTTGCTCTTAACACCCTCGTTGGTGGACCAAATGCTATCGCAGAAGTAAACGGCTCGCTCGTTTCAACCTACGCTGGTACCTACACCAACGGCACAACCCAGGCTTCAATCCTTGGAACCGACGTCATCAAGTCACGCGATATTCGTACCGCTGTTGCTAAGTTGCGCGCTAACAAGGCTGTTCCTCGCCAAGGCGAGTACTACTGGTGTGGTATCCACCCAGAAGTTTCATTCGACCTTCGCGCAGAAACTGGCGCAGGCGGCTGGCGTGACGACCATAAGTACTCCGAGACAGGCGCTGCCGAATTCTGGCCAGGCACCATCGGAACTTATGAAGGTGCAATGTTCGTTGAGTCACCACGTTTGTTCAACGCAGCAGATGGTACCGGCGCAACCGGTAACACAGGAACCTTCGGTGGTTCTTCCTACACCTACGGTACTGGCGGCGTCCGCGTCTTCCGTACTCTCGTTGCTGGTAAGCAGGCTCTTGCTGAGGCTGTTGCCGAAGAACCACACGTTATCTTCGGACCAGTTGTTGATAAGTTGATGCGTTTCCGTCCAATCGGATGGTACGGCGTACTTGGATGGGCGCGCTACCGTGATGCCTCTCTCGTGCGTATTGAGTCAACATCTTCAATCCACAACTCCTAATTTAGGCAGTTAGTAGTTAGCCCCGTCATATAAAGGGCGGGGCTTTCTACACCCAATCGAAAGGATCATAGTGCCATACCAATTCACACCACCATCGGTTGAAGAAGGTCCAGCGGGCTTTACCCGCTTGTTCTGGCGCTATCGCATTGCCAGAGGTGATAGCCTTTTGGTATACGGCACAGCCGTAGTACGCACTCGTACACCCGCTGTACAAGATACACAAGAAGCGGATTATTGCTATCTCGGTGGTGGCGTTTACATCATCACGCAGGCAGAAAAAGACATTCTTACTAACGCTGGTTATGGCGCCAACATAACCTATGTAGCATAAGGAGCCACTGTGAATCCAGGCAGATATAACATTACGGTAGTCAATGGTACTACCTTCGCATTATCGCCCCAGTGGCTTATTGACAACCTTCCTGTCAACCTCACAGGCTACAGCGCAGACATGCAGGTACGCGATGTGAGCAACAACCTTGTTGTTGAGCTATCAACTGCCAATGGCAAGATTACAATTAACGCAGCTTTGGGTCAGGTTAATCTCAACCTTACCCCTACCCAAACCAGCGCAGGAAACTTGCCAGCAGGCAACTACACCTACGCCCTGAATCTTACCGATTCAGCAAACAATGTTTATCAGATTCTCCAAGGTTCATTTGCTGTTAGCGCAAGCGTGGTACAGTAATGTCAGTAACCGTCAACTCAATCTCAACTGTCGTCATTCCGGTTGCAACCAACGTCTTTAACGTTGGCTCTAACCAACCTCAAATTATTGAACTTGGGCCTGTTGGCCCACAAGGTATTCAAGGAGCAACAGGTGCTAACGGTAACACTGGGCCTACTGGCAATACTGGTGCCACTGGCATTGTCGGGCCTACTGGTAGCGTGGGAGCTACGGGTGCTACAGGCACAACAGGAGCAACCGGAACAGGACAAACGGGTGCAACAGGAAATACAGGCAGCCAAGGCCAGACTGGCCCGACTGGCTCAGTCGGAAACACTGGCAGCACAGGCCCTACAGGCTCAAGTGGATCCACAGGTTCTACTGGACCTACAGGTAGTGTTGGCGTCACAGGGCCTACTGGATCCACAGGCAGCGCCGGAGTAACTGGAAATACAGGCTCTACGGGCGTTGCAGGCCCTACGGGAGCCACAGGTAGCGCTGGTGCTACAGGCAGTGGCGCAACAGGCGCTACGGGCGCCACCGGCGCTGGTGGCTCGTTAGGACATTACGGCTCGTTCTACGACACCACCACCCAGACTATTGCTAACACAACTACTGCTTACGCAGTAGCCGTTGGCTCATCTTTTGAGGCAAGCGGCATTACTCTGTCTAACACTTCCCGCATGAACTTTACCTATGCTGGAACCTACGACATTGAGTATTCGATTCAATTTTCCAACAACTCTACTTCTATACAAAACGTAGACTTGTGGCTACGCAAGAATGGCACGGATATTGCCAACTCCAATACCCAAGCCAACTTGCCTGCTCAGCATTCAGGAACCGCTGGCATCAGCTTTGTTAACGTCAGCATTCCTATCACCTTTGCCGCTGGCGATTATGTAGAACTATATTGGGCTGCTACAAGCACATCGGTTTCTATTACAACCTATGCTGCTCAAACCACTCCAACTGTACCTGTAACGCCTGGCGTTATTGTTGGCATTACCCAAGTCATGTACACAATCGCTGGACCGACAGGAGCAACGGGTGCCACAGGAGCCGCAGGAAATACTGGAGCCACAGGAGCAAGCGTTACTGGAGCAACTGGCGCAACAGGTCAAACCGGATCAACGGGTGCGGCAGGCGCGACAGGAAACACCGGTTCAACAGGGGCTACGGGAGCGACTGGCGTCGCAGGACCAACAGGGGCGACAGGTAATACTGGCAGCACTGGCTCGACTGGAAATACAGGGGCTACTGGACAAACAGGCGCGACAGGTTCTACGGGAAGCACGGGAGCAGCGAACTACTGGGACATCTTAGTATTTGGCGGCATGTGATAGAATAGCGGCATGACAAAGATAGCGGTTTATTCTATCGCTCTCAACGAGATTAAACACGTTGAGCGATATGCCGCTGCCTGCAAGGATGCAGATTACATCATAGTAGCAGATACAGGATCAACAGATGGCACAGTGGAAGCGTTACGGAATCTCGGCGTTACGGTTTATGATATTACTGTTAGCCCTTGGCGCTTTGATGATGCTCGTAATGCGGCGCTATCGCTCGTACCAAAAGACGCAGATGTCTGCGTAATCCTAGATTTAGACGAAGTGCCTCAGCCTGGCTTCTTTGATAAAGTACGCAAGGGCTGGAAGAAGAATGCCAATGTCGGTTGGATAACAATGGATACTGGCTCCACATGGCACAGAGATAGATTACATTCTCGCCATGGGTGGCATTGGAAGTATCCATGCCATGAAGTACAGCTTTGG